TCGCCTCCGCCATTGAAAACCCTGTATGTTATTTCTAGATCAAGTTCGTTTATATTGTCGGTTGGATTCACGATAATTCGATTAACATATTCTTGAAGGACTTTCTTCTTTTCCTCTTCGTTGTTGGAAAATAGGGAGTCCTTTTTCATTTTTAACACTGCATATATATCATCATTATTTAGTACATTATGATTTTGTATTGCCTTGATTTTGAATAGTTCTCTTTGTAGTGCCTCTACTTTGTTTTGTGCTTCAACAATTTTAGTCTCTAGTCCTTTTATTCCTTTTCCTAATGCATCTATCCAATTATCAATTGTTTTTTCAATTTCCTTAATCTCTTTTTTAATAGGTTCTTCATTTGATTCATAGTCTTTTTTTCTTTCTTTGTATAACTTGTTAACACGTTCTACTATTTCTTTCATTCCTTTTCCTGAGAAACATTGTTCTTCTAATTGCTCTATAACTACTTTCTCTAAATCATTTTTCCTGATTCTCGCATTTTTGCATTTTCCTGCACACTTGTAATAACTTAATAATGTATTTTCCTTGCTTTTTGAATTCCGGTATGAATTTCCGTTATAAGGACTTTCGCATTGACCACAAAATACTTTACCTGTAAGCAGATAATTTATATTAGCTTTCAATACACCAGGTTTGTGTTTTCTTAATTCCATCATTGAGTTAACCTCCTTGAATAAATCGTGGTCTATAATTTGGGGGATGATACCTTCTTTAATGATTTGATCTTCAATAGGTTTTTTCTTGCTTCCATTTCTTCTGCCTTCAGCGTCTTTAGAGCTTGATACATTCCATACATAATTACCTATGTATTTTCGGTTTCTTGCCCATCCAAAGAAGCTATTTTTTGAAAATTCTTTTCCGTCTTGAGTTCTATATCCTTGTTTATTTAGGCATTTTGCAATTTCGCTTAATGAGATATTGTCTCTGATTCCTTCGAAATATATTTGTACTGCTCTATAGCAATTTTCGTCTATTTCATACATTAACGTTTCTGGATTAATTTTTAGTCCATAGGGAGGTCTTCCACCAGTGTGAATCCCTTTATCTGCGTTTTCGTGCATACCTTTCATGACCTCTCTTGCGAGATTCTTCGAGTAATATTCTGCCATTCCCTCTAACACTGATTCAAGAATAACAGATTCTGGAGAATTGTCCAATTGTTCTAGTACACTTTCTACTCTTGCTCCGTTAACTTTTAGTTTGCGTTTATAGTGTGCTGAATCATAGCGGTTTCTAGCGAATCTATCATATTTATGTACTATTACGACATCAAATATATTGATTGAACTTTCTTCAATCATAAGTTGGAAATTTGGTCTTTTGTCTGTTGTCGCGCTTTTCGCTTCATCGGCATAAAATTTAACAATTACGTAATCCTTTTTCTTGCAATATTCTTCTATAGCTCTCATTTGTGCTGTAATTGATTCTTCTCGTTGATTGTCTGAACTGTACCTACAATATGCAGCTGCTCTTTTTGCATTCATGTTTAATTACCTCATTTCTTTTCTGAAGTTTTCTTGGGTTTTCGTAAGTTTCATTAGCGTTCACCTCATTTTAAAATATTTAATCATTACGGTTGGTATACTATTTCGAAGAAAAAAATGTTCGATAGATTCTGTGGGCTGTATTTTCGTATGGAACGATATTAATCTTATTGCGAATTCATTTGCTTGTCTTTCATACTTATCAGTGTTTAATAGGGAATATTCATCTAAAAAAAAGCGATTTAGTCCCCTATGAAGTCTGTCGTGTGCTAATTCGTGGGCGCATATGAATCTTTGCCATTGGGAATTTAGTCTAGTGTTAATTACAATGAATCTACGTCTAAGTTTACTGTAATAAATACCACGTGTGTGTTCTCCAAGGTCTTCAAATCGTATATGGATATTAAGATGTTCGGCAATAGTAAAAGGACAATTGGTATTATACTTACGTATTAAGGTGTGTATAAGCTTGTCCATGTTTAATAAGCCCCTTTTAAACAAAAAAACGGCACCAGGGATTATCTCTTGGTGTCGTTCTTGCTGTCAGTTTTCTTTTTGCGTTTATTCATTTGTTTTGCATCCCAGAAAAGCCCTGTTAGAACATCTTTGATTCTTTGTCTGTCTTCGCCTTCAATGGGAACACCATCAAACATTAAGTCTCCGTCTTCTTCTAACATTTTCTTGAAGTCTTTTTTGTCTTTTGATGTAGCCCACTCTGGTATAGCTTTAATGCTATCGCTTCCTAATAGGTAATCTATTGATATCATAAAAAAATCTGCAAGCCTTCTTAGTGTATTATGATCTGGTTCCCTTTTTCCAGCCTCATAGTTACTGTATGCCTGTCGTGTTATTCCTAGCATATCAGCCATTTCTTGATGTGTTAATCCTTTTGAATTTCTTAATTTTGCTATTCTTTCAGGAAACATTTGTTATGTCCTCCATATTTTCTTACTTTATTACATTATAATGGCAACTTTATGTTGCGTAAAGGCGTTGCAACAAAATGTTGCTAAATATATTTACAACAACGTATTGTTGCTGTATAATAAGGTATGGCAACAAATCGTTGCATGGAGTAATTTACGGAGGCGGTGAACGTGATTCGGTTTTGGTTATCTAGTATACGGGTTACGTCGGGGTTGACGCATGAAGAGATTGCTAAAATTGTAGGTGTAAAAAGGCAATATTATAGCATGATAGAGAATGGTTCTAGGACCCCTAGTGTTAAGGTAGCTCAGAAAATTGCAGATGTTTTGAATTTTGAATGGATTCTTTTTTTTGATGAAGTTGGCAACGAAATGATGCATTTATGATTTATAAGGGGAGGGGAAGAGAGTGCCACGTAAACTGCGAGAGGTCACGCTCAATGTTACCGTTAAGCTTATTCCGCATCCAGACCCGGAAAGGGCCATGAATTTAATTGCCGGATTGGTTCTCGATCGTGTACTTGAAAAAATGGAATTAAGGAAAGGTGGAAAAACAAATGAGCTTACCAGCAACTAAAGCTGAGGTTAAAAAATTCACATTAAATACCTTTCAAACGTTTTGTTGGACCTCTCCATTAATCGAAGATGAGTTTGAAGCTATTGTTTGTAAATTTTTTGATTGTGAAGCTGCAGAAATACCTGATGATGGGCTTATGTTATTTGACGGACAAGGATGGCGTTGGGCTAGTACTAAGGAAATTGATTGGTTTTTGGATTATGTTTCATCTCAATATTTGAATCTAAATGAGGTCAAATTGGAAGAGAAACCCATGGATCATGAAAAGTTTAATTTGGTATGTAGTTCAATCGTTCTTCAGATTGGAGGATATATCAGGGCACAAAATAGGGATGAGGTATCGAGAGATTGGGATGATGAGTTATTAGCTAACTTTGTTCGTGAACAAATTCTCACGGTTAAACCATATTTTGATTATTTGGAATCTAAGAGGCATTTAGATAAATCCCTGCCGTTTTAAAGGAGGGTTAGACTTATGAATTGTCCGGACTGTGGAAACATGTTATTTCCTGATGGCGGTTGTATGTATTGTCCTTCATGTGGATGGAGTAAGTGTAAGTGATGAATTTCCGCTAAACGTGTCCGCTATCTTAGATCTCGAAAAGTAGCGCATGCCAACATGAATGATTTGTTGGCATGCGCTTAGTAGGGACGTCGGAGAATATTCAAATTTTGTTAGTAAACAGATTCTTTTAGTTAAGCCATATTTTGATTATTTGGATTCAAAAGTTTACTTAAAAGTAAACGTAAACCTAAGTAAACCATTGATTATAGGCGGGTCAACAGTTTACCACAAAAGAGGGAGGTTATGTCATGGCAGATGAAACATGGAGTGCTAAGGTTTCACCTGAAATCAAAGATGAATTAGTTCAATTAGTTAAGGAGTCGGGACTCTCAAGCAAGGAATTTCTTGAGCAATTGCTATCAACCCATAAGGCCGGGCTGCTGCAAGCAGGTGACGCTCATAAGTCAGAGGATATTCAGCAAGTTACTTATCACTTAGATAAAATCAAGTCATCCTTTGTTGGGTTAATAGAAAAGGGTATTGATTTGAAAACTAAATATACTGAGTCACTTGAGCAAGAATCTAACCTTTATAAATCCATTACTGATCAACGGCAGATGGCAGTTAAACAAGCCCAAGAAGAACGAGATAAGGCAATTCTTGACAAATCGGCACTGGAGAAGTCCATGACCGACATTACGGCTTGTAACTCCGAACTTGTAGAAATTAACGTTTCTCAGAGGATAACTATCCAAATGCAAATGGATAAGCTGAATCAGTTAGAGTCACGAATTGAATCCGTTCTAGGGCTTGAAGCAGAACTTAGCCGGATTAATGAAAATAATCAGAGTCAGGCCAAAACAATCGAACTATTAGAGCAGCAAGGCTTGGATTATAAGCGCCAATTAGAACAGGTTCAGGTATTAAAAGAAGCTCAGGAGAGGGATGCATTACAGGCGCTTGAACAAATGGAAAAAGTTCATGCCCTTGAAAAGCAGAGTGCCGTATTAGAAATGCAGAAAAAAATGCTTGAAGAGAAACAGAAAATCAAAGATGAATATTTCTTGAAGATTGAGGTTTTGACAAGTAAAAATCAGGAATTAACAGAGAAGCTTCACCAAATTGAATTGGGAAAAAGGGAATTAGTAGTTCCAAAAAACAAGGCAAAAACTAAGCCCGGGGTATTACAGTCAGATGTTGCGTCGAATGCACACGATTAGTTAAGCGGGCGAAAATTTTATGGGAGGGTGATTTTTATTTTTGATGATTTTTCTTTATTTTTGATGTCTCTTATATTTTCTTTAGTGCTTTTGGTATTTATTTTTGATCCGAATATTCTTTATAGTCTTTTATCTTCTTTTATGTTTCTTTTAACTCCTGATGTGGTTTATCGTGCAATTGCTGTTGTTTCTTCCTTGATACTTACTTCTGTAACAGTTCATTTATTTTCTAAGGTATTGGGTGGCCGATAAATCCCAACTATTATTTGGTCTAAATCCAAGAACAATCGGGCTTGTCAAGTATAAAACACATTCATTTAGCATTCATTTTTTATGCCTTGACAAGCTCATCTTGCCAAAAAACTTAGAGACGGGGAAGTCTCTTCGACCCGCAAAGACCAACCCCATAGCAAAGAGAGACTTTCCCTGGCCTCGCCGAGTGCAGGGGGATTATTAAGGGGGACAGCGTCCCACTTAAGTACACACCAACATGCATGCCTGACCACATTTATCCTCATGCAAAATTCATTAATTCGTATAATCTCATGTTCGATTAATGTCCGCGAAGCGATCTAACCCTTATACACTCCCACATTCACCCCTCGTCCCTTTTTCGTTCTCCCTGGACCCAAAATAAATTTTTTTTCGTATCCATAAATCATTAACGGGTAACTAGGCAAAAAAAATATCTTTCCAGATCATTTTTATTTTGGTTTTGGATCTTATTCTTTTTTGTTCCCGGCTTGTAAATCTCCGTTCTCATAACGTAAAGGACCCATACACACCCACATACACGCCTAACATTCCTTCCTAGACCCGAATACACTCACAATCAAAAGACCTAGAGGTAAAGCCTGGAGGATTTAGCCCGCAGGGCCGAGCGAATAGCGAGTCCGGAAGGGTTTCAGCATACTCACCCAAGGGAACGTAACTAAGACCCCAAAAAACAAGCAAATTAAGCAAGGAAGAAGGAGTTGTGTAAATGTTCGATTTGAGAGAATACGCCTTGCAAGTATTATTGGAAGGAACATGGATTAATTTCGAGTTATGTTCTACGCTGCAAAGGGCAATTAGGATATGCGTTGATGAATTGACTGGTAATCCCTTTCGGGTAATAGGTTACAAGAATGGAAAATGGGTAGAGTGTTTACTTAGTGGTTCGATGCTATCTGTTGAACATAAGGATTTTCGTATGTTAAAACATGGGAAAGGTGCTGTTCATAATGACTCAGCTATGGAGACTGAGCGGATATTGTCCCGAGTGTAATAGATCATGCAGCGTAATGGAATCAGTAAAGATTAAAACGGTTGAACACTATCATTCGTATTACTCAAAAATGGAAAAGGATAATAGGCCAACATTGAAGTGTGAAAAATGTGGTGCCCATCTCGAATCATTTGTATTTAATCCAGTCTGGAAAAAGCCTGAAAGAATACGAGTGAGGTGTATAAGATGAAGTGTCCAAAATGTGGAAAAGAGGAACTGCTCCTTTTCTTGGGAGAGTTCCTCTGTCCAGGCTGTGGCTATACTTGTTGACTTTGGATCGAAATATTAGAGAGTGAAGGAGAGAGATAAATGCAGAAGCAAATAAGCCTAGAAATAAATGGGAAAAACCTGTTGCCTCCGGTAAGTAACACGGAGGCACAATCTACCGGGCAAAGGATCTTGCTTGACTGGGTGGCGTTTACCTTACCATATGGGTCGGATATTTTCGCGGTATTGCGCATACCTGCTACTGACTGGGGGTCAATTCCATCTAGGGTGCTTGGATATACTCAGATGTTCACATATGGTGAAATGCGTGTTTATACCTCGGATCGTGAAGATATGGGTGTGCACTGTGAATTGAGTGGCTCCGCTTGTAGGGCATATGAGTTTTTTTTAGATGGAGGGTGGATTGATCTAATTAAGCGAGTACGTGAAAGTAGTGGTCATTTTTCGCGTATTGACTTGGCTATAGATGATTTTGATGGATTATTTAAACTAAATGAAATAAGAGAAAAGGTGCAGAATGGTGAAGTTGTTTCATTATTTCGACGTGGTCGAATCCTAAAAGAATATAGTCTTGGTTTTGAAGATAATTTAGGCGAAACAATATACTTTGGCTCTACTCAATCCCGAATACGTATTCGTATGTACGATAAGGCTATTGAACATTTAATAAAAGACCAAAACTCTCGCGAATCTGACGCAATTATGAAGGAATCCAGCGATAAGGTCCCTCGTAAACTTAGACAAGAGCTTAAGCAATGTAGGGAAGAAATGTATCGTCAAGAACGATTAAATTGTCATCAGGATTGGATAAGAACTGAAATCCAGGGTCGTGATGAAAGGGCCGAGTCAATCGCTAACCATATTATTAGTGATCTTGAAATAGGAGGAATAGTATTTGGTATCTTAAAACATTATTTAAATTTTGTTGATAAAAATTTGAACGATTCTAATAAATCTCGTTGGGAAGTATCGGTCTTCTGGCGAAAATTTTTGGGTGAAGTTGAGAAAATAAAACTTACAACAGCAAAACAGAAACGAACTATAAAGCAGATAAAAGACTGGATAATTCGGCAGGTAGCTCCATCCTTGGCCTTATTAAGCCTAGATAAAGCTTTTCGAATAGACCTTGAAGAAATTTGCCAAATCATATTATTTGCAAAAAATCGCCTGACTAAACGCCATTATCAAATGGTCTTGAATACCTGATTAATGGAACGTTTGTTCTATTAATATTTGTACGTCATTCTATTATTATAGTCAATAAAGGAAGGGGGAATAAAAAATGTCAAAGGCTATTGTATTGGCTGTTAATTCGTATTGTTTTGTGGATTCCCATGACGCGACACGGGAAGTGTCCGGAACAAAGGTCACGTATTTTGACGGAATTCCGGCATCTGGAAAAACAAGAGGTGCTAATGTTGTCACGGTCACAGGTGATATTTCGACTGATAAGTTATTTGCGGTTGTTCCTGGTGTCTATGATCTGGACCTCGGTGTACAGATGTCAAAAGGAAAGCCTGTTATGAAATTGAACGGTGCTAAATATATTGGCCCCTATGATGTGAATGAAGTAATTAGTGCTTAACGGCTTTAAGCTGGGTCAAAATGTTGATCATTAGTCAGTAACTAGAAGTGAGTTGGTAAAATGATTACTGCCCATCTTACTGGTGTGGTTGACCCCATAACCGGTGATGCAATATTAGACATAAGCTTCCAAGGCTTCGAGTTACTCCTTGGGGCAATCCTCGGTGGTTTAGCTGCTGTCGTGGTATGGATAACCCTTAAAAATTTCGCAAAATAACTTTGCATCATTCGCTTTCGAAATGGAGGAATTGCAACATGGACGTTCAGCAGCTACAACTTGGGTTTTCATTATCCTTCGGTTGTTTATTTATAGCAGGATTTGCTTCTTGGGGGATAAGTGCCATAACCATTTTTTTTAAAATGATGAGTGGAGGGTAAAAAATGAAAAATTTACTTAATCGTGCAAAACGATTTGCTCCGGCTGTTGTTGGATCAACTGCAATGGTTGTAGGATCGGTTGCTAAAACTGCTTTATGTGTGGGTACTGCTGACACTGCTGTAACTGCTGCGTTTACAGGCATTGGTGATAACATTGTCGCGACATTAGGAACCGTTGCTCCGTTTGCAGCTGGTGTAATGGCTTGTATGCTTGGTTTCCGGTATGGTAAAAAGATTTTCAAATTGATTGCGTCCTAATTTTTATACCTTTAAGTTAAATTGCATAGAAGTACATACGTTTCTGCTAGCGTATGTGCTTTTTGTTTATGGAGGTAAAACAATGTTGAAGAAAATCTGTTCAATAATATTAGTCTTTTCAATTTTTTCATTAACTTTATTAGGCACTGTAAAAACATCAGAAGCAGCACTACCTGATTCAGTGATCAAATTATCTAAACCATTACTTTCTAGACTTGTTACTTTAATTGTTGCAGGACTTAATTTAGAAACTATAACTGAAGCTGAGGACATTGGACGAAGATATTATGAATCTGGTATAACTTGTCCTGATTGGGATGCGGAAGGAAATTTAACTATTGATGTACAAGCAATTGACAATGCGAGAAATTGGTTAGATGCAACATATCCCGGGCTTCCGGCATTAATTGAAGTTGATGGTGGATTATCTTACATCGGTCAGACATTACCAGCTATTGAAGACTACACTCCTAATCATTCAGAAAGAACTTTATTTCAAGATCAAAATTTCAGTACAACAGGACTATACCAAATCAATATATTAGATTTTGGTTCACTAAAAACTTGGATGACATATGAGGAAGGTACTATAACTCCCTTATTACCTTTCCCTACTAGACCGGGTTCATATAATTCATATTTAATTGTTTCAGATCCTATTAGATTGATACAATGGACACAAGTACCATATAACTTAATTTATAAAGATGGTAACGGTTTATATTCGACTGAAAATGCAACATATAAGATATATAATCTTACTTCTGATAACACTTGGTTATTAGATCAAACTATGAATTATAAAACATTAACTTCTAATTTTAATGGTGTATTCTACGAATCTAATAAAACGGTTTATGCAACATATTCATGTAATACTACGTTAAGCGCAACTGCACGAGAACAACCTGTCGTTAATTATAATGATTGCATCATGTCTTTAAGTGATGGCGAAACATCAAGCCATTATGATTTAAACATGTCTATGAACTCCGCTTTTGCCAGTTGGGGTTATCCTGGTGGGTCTAGTAATATCGTTTATCCATATAGTAGTTATTTAGGTTTATATAATCAAATGCGGTGGAATATATCGAGTAATCCTAGTGTTAGTGTTCAAGGAAAACAAGATTTGACAGTTTGGCCTAGTTTTCATGATTTAACGTATGGTTGGACCGATTATGATCAAGTACCAACATTTACATTCGATGCAACATCGGGCACCAACATAAATCTAACTATAGATGCTTCTCCGATGAGCACAATTCAAGCCCAAATGCAGTATTATGGCAGTTATCCGAAAACAGATTTAACCTTTGTGGATAAATTAACAACAGAATTTGTTACTGGTCAACCTACTAATTGGGATCAAATTAATAATATTAGAACGAATCCTGTTCCAACGACTGATGAACCTCCACCTGATCCGGACGAACCACCTACTGATGTTTTAACATCTTTAACAAATATAATTACTAAAATAACTGATTTACCTAAAAACATAGTTAATGAATTTACTACTGTTAATCCAGGTGATTCTATAGATTTCACAAAATTACAGGTTGCTGGCGATTTGTTTACAAGTAAATTTCCATTTTGTTTACCTTGGGATTTAAAAAATATGTTGTCATCGTTTGGATCTGGATCAACAACAGCACCTAAAATTCCTATAGGAATCGGTGAATTAAGAACTGATATAGACATGGCTCAATTCAATAGTATTGCATCAACTGCTAGGGTCCTGGAATTGTTTGTATTTAACTTAGCATTAGTTTTTGGTACTAGAAAACTGCTCGGGGGTGCAGCATAATGGGTTTTATTGCTAAAATAATAAATGGTTTATTGGATTTAATTGCAGTAGCAATAACAGCTATTTTATCTTTGTTACCATCATCACCATTTACATGGAATCTTGACGGTGCATCAACAGCATTAACTTGGGTATTTTGGCTTATACCTATACCTGAAATGATTACAACTATGTCAGTGTATATTACTGCAGTATTGGCCTATTACGTTATACGTATTGCATTGAGATGGCTAAAGGTTGTGGGATCATGAGTATTTCTCTTTATTCTGGTACCCCAGGTTCAGGCAAGTCCTATAATGCAATTAGCCAAATTATATGGGCATTACGGCTTGGAAAAATGGTCGTTGCTAACTTTCCTATGCAATTTAACAAAAAAGAGCTTAAACGAGGATTTGATAAACGGTTTTACTATATGCCAAATGAGAAAATTACGGTTGAATCTCTCGTAGTTTTTGCGATTGAGCATGGAATGATCGAGGCGAAAAAAGAAAGTCAATGCCTTGTGGTGATCGATGAAGCCGGGGGCCGTTTCAATTGTCGAGAGTCATTAAAAAGTGATCGGGCAGAATGGATTGACTTCTTTTCACAGTATCGCAAAATCGGATACTATTTTATCCTTGTGGCTCAGAATGATAGGATGATAGATCGGCAGATACGTGGTTTCGTTGAATATGAAATAGTTCATCGAAAGATTAATCGATTTGGTCCATTCAGGATATTACCTATTACTGTTTTTGTCGCGGTAGAGAGATGGTATGTGATAAAGCAAAAAGTTGGTGCTGAATTTATATTGTATCGTAAAAAAGTGGCTAGTCATTATGACACATATGCCATGTTTACAGGTTTCAAACTTAGTCAAGCGTTACTTGATAAAATATCTAATATACGAGCAGTAGTTCCGTCTACTATGCAGGTCCCTGTTACTGCTATATTTGATAAATCAGGAACTGAAGAATAATAAGAAATAGCTATGTACCAGTGGAAGGGGTTCTCGGGGGCCCCCGCCACTGGTACATAGCTATTTTAATTTGGCCTAAAGCATCTTAATTATTGGGGTGTTCTTATCCTTGAAATCTGTTTTATAATGCAGGGTTTTGAATAGTGTAAGTTCGCCTCCGCCATTGAAAACCCTGTATGTTATTTCTAGATCAAGTTCGTTTATATTGTCGGTTGGATTCACGATAATTCGATTAACATATTCTTGAAGGACTTTCTTCTTTTCCTCTTCGTTGTTGG